CGCAGGCTGGGACGTTTGCCTTGAGGCGTTCCTGTGTATGCACCCGTGGACGTTTGCCACGACCAGGACAACGACCTCGCCTACGGCAAACACGCCCGACCACAATTACACCTACGAGCACGCATTCCCATCAGATGCGATTTACGTGTTTCCTCCGGGGCAGGGCACGCAGCCCTACGACGATTACAAGATCGAGGGACGCACCATACTTTCCAACTCTGACACCCTCTACATCCGCTACATCCAGAACGATGTGTCGGTGTCAGACATTCCGCCATTGGCGGCAAACGCACTTGCAATCTACCTCGCTTGGTGGATGTGCATGGCATTGATTCAGGGCAACACTGGGCGCAGGGAGAAGGAGCGCCTTTGGAACGACTTTGAGAAAGCCCTGGCGAAGGCGAGACACGCCGACTCCGGTCAGATTGCCGGACTAAGCGCAACCAGCTTCGCGCTGGAAGATGCCCGCAGTGGCGGCGTTGACACAGTGCGTGGCCTGACCTAATGGGACGCTCACACACACTCCAAACAAACTTCACAGCAGGCGAGCTTTCGCCGCTGCTGCGCGCTCGCGAGGACATCCAGAAGTATTTCAACGGCGCGGAGAAGTTGGAGAACTTCATCGTCAAGCCGCAAGGCGGCGCGTTTCGCCGCTCTGGGACGCAGATGATCCTTGAAACTAAGGACACTGACATCGTCGGTTGGAACTCAAGTTCTGCAAAAGTGAGATTGGTTGAATTTGAGTTCTCCACGACTCAGGCATACATCCTTGAGTTGGGCAACCTCTACGCCCGCGTTTACAAGCAGAGCGGGGTTGTCACGTCCACGAATGAAACCATCAGCGGAGTGACGCAGGCCAATCCTGCTGTTGTCACTGCGACTGGACACAGCCTGTCCAACGGGGACCATGTCGTAATCAGCGGAATCGTTGGGATGACGGAACTCAACGGGCGCAGGTTTGAGGTTGCTAACAAAACGACTAACACCTTTGAGCTTCTTGGTGAAGATTCGACTAGCCACACCGCCTACTCGTCTGGTGGAGACGCTGACCTTGTCTACGAATTCACAACCCCTTGGGCGACTGCCGATCTTGACGACCTGTATTTCACTCAGAGTGCGGATGTTCTCTATGTTGCACACCCAGATTACGAGCCGAGGAAGATCACGCGAACCGCCGACACCACCTGGACAGTGTCTACATTCGATGGCGAAAAGGGGCCGTATCTCAGCATTAACTCTGGGGACACGTCGTTTAGGCTTGCCACACTTCTGACAGTGAGCGGGATTACTCAAGCCAATCCTGCGGTTGTCACAACTTCGTCCGCACACGGCCTTGAAACTGGAGACATCGTCAGGTTATACGATGTCGGCGGCATGACAGAGGTAAATGACGCAGGCTATACGATCACTGTTGTCTCAACCACCACGTTTTCACTGGACGGCATTGACTCCACTGGCTATACCGCATACACCTCTGGAGGAACTGCTGACGTGGGCAAGGTGTCGGATACTGCCACGGTTACTAGTAACAATGACATTTTCGTCTCTGGGGACGTTGGCAAATATATTGAGTATTCTAACGGAAATGGAGTGTGGGGACTCGGAAGAATTACAGAATACACAAGCGGAACTGAAGTAACAATTGAGCCTCAGAAAGTGTATGAGCAGCCAGCGGGAACTTATTATTACATAGGTTATGATGGGGGGGCTGGAGGACCGCGTTTGTTGTCGCCATACTCTAACGTCTTTGACTATGATGACGTTGGGCGGCACGCCAGAGCAAATGATATTTCGTCTTCATCAACAGGGTGGTGGAGAATTGACCTTTTAAAAGAAGACGATTCATCATCAACGCGGGCAGGCGGAGTAACTGCGATTACTCTTGCGTCTGGCTACACTATTGGAGAAGACCGATGCACGATTTCCAATAGGAGCATTACTGCAACTCTTATTGCGTCATCTGGGACATTCGCCAGCACAGACGTTGGACGCTGGGTCAGAATGCAATACGGAATTGATTGGGTGGATTGCAAAATCACTGCATACACCGACTCAACGCACGTTACTGTTTCAATTTCGGAAGACACAGAAATCCCGAAAGATCCAGAAAACAACACCAAGCTTCTCAACGATGGGGAAACTGTGTTTTGGCGGCTTGGTGCATGGTCTGACACCACTGGTTGGCCTTCTGTTGTTTCTTTTCATCAGCAGCGTCTGTGGTTTGCCAGCACCAACGACAACCCTGACACCCTGTGGAGTAGCAAAGTAGACGACTACGCCAACTTCCAGCCAACCGATCCAGACGGGACAGTGTTGGACGACTCCGCGATTACCGTCACAATCGCGAGCAACCAGGTAAACGCCATCAAGTGGGTAGAAAGCGGCCCGGTCCTTCTGATCGGGACACTGAGCGGGGAGTATCAGATGCGTGCGGCGAGCACGATCAATGAGCCGCTGACTCCGAGCAACGTCGATGTCAAGACGCAGACAAGCAATGGAACACTGGCAAGCCACATGCCCCAGCGCGTTGGTTCGGCTGTGCTGTTCATCCAGCGGGCGGGGCGTGAGGTGCATGACATGCGCTACTCGTTTGAGGCCGACAGCTTTGTGAGCCGTGACCTAAACATCACGTCGGAGCACATTCTTCGCGATCAAACGCAGGCAAACAGACTGCGTTACCAGAAGAACCCCAATTCCGTAGTGTGGGTACTCACTGAGACTGGCGACCTTATCACCCTGACCTACGAGGCAGACCAGGATATTTATGCGTGGTCAAGGCAGAAGATTGGCGGGACTGGGGTAGTTGAGTCTATCGCGTCCATCCCGTCGTCCGCAGGGACAGAAGATGAGATTTGGATGGTGGTGAAGCGCACCATCAACACGAAGACAGTTCGTTACATTGAGAAGTTGCTTCCCGACTTCAATCCTGCGTCCGCCACTGACAAGGACGAGATGAAGTTTGTGGACTCCATGCTGTCGGGCTCGGCAACATCCACTACGGTTCGCGGGCTTAACCACCTTGAAGGTGAGTCCTTGCAGGTCTTGGTTGACGGGGAGTATGTGGGCGACAAAACCGTGTCGTCCGGGGCAATCACGCTGGATGACACAGGGACGACTGTTATTGCAGGTTTGCAATTTATCAGTAAGATTAAGAGTATGCCACTTGCGCCACGCGGCGACTGGGGAAGTTCTGGCGGGAGCGTGAAGAGAGTCCCTAAGGGATACATACACGTTCTTAACAGTCTTGGGCATCGTTACGGGGCAAGCGAGTCGGACCTGATTCAGGACGACTACCGAGAAGAAGATGATGACATGGATCAGGCTCCAAACCTCTTCACGGGGTGGAAAGAGTTCAACATTTATGGCGACGACGATTTGGACAACGACCTAGATTATGAGGGTCAGGTTTGGATTCAGCAGCAGCAGCCTCACCCGCTGAACATACTTGCGATGGTCTTGGTAGTGGAGAATTCAGAATGATAACGCTTGAGGCATTGACAACTCAGCATGTGCGGGACTGCTTTCGGAGCGGATTGCTCTTGAAGGAGATTGCCGACAGGCTCGTTGTCATCCCCCCCGGCAAACACGCCGCCCTGCGCAACGGATCGATGCTGGCTATCGGCGGCATCACGCAGGTATGGACCGGGGTTGGCATTGCTTGGCTAACAGTGTTTCCGGCTGCGAAGAAGCACCCTCACGCGCTGATGAATGCCGCCTTTGAGATGCTGCACAATGCAGCCGAGGATCTGCGACTACATCGAGTCCACGCCGAAATCAATGCAAGCGACAAGAAGGCCAAACGGGTGGCGAAGATGCTTGGCTTTGACTACGAATCGACACTAAAGAAATACGGTCCCGACGCGACCGATTACCACATGATGACATGGCAGCTTTAGGTGCATTAGGGGTAGCGGCGATAGCAGCCTCTACAGTATCAACCGGGCTTGGAGTCTATTCTGCCGTGCAATCTGGGGCGGCACAGAAGGACGCCGCCGAGTTCAACGCTGCCGTTGCGCGCAATGATGCCATCGCGGCGCAGCAGCAGGCCGCGTCTGAGTCCCGCCAGTTTTCACGGCGGAACAGATTGCGTGCCGCCACTAGGCGGGCACGC